CCGCGACCTTCGCCAACAGGCCCGCGGCCGGATGCGGCTGGCTCGCCTGCTCGGCTGCTGTGCCGTTCAGCGTCAGGGCGGGATCCGGCACCCAGCCGCGCTGCTCGGCCAGCCAGTAGATCTTCCCGGCGCCGACGCTGTGCGGCCGCAGCGAGGCCCAGCGTCGTTCGGGTGTATCTAACCGACCCGACTGGCCCGATTTCCCGGACCGCCGCGACCAGTCGAGCCAGAGGTCGCGCCCCTCCTCGCCGATCGCGGCCTTAATGGCGGCGCCGACGGTGATCCACTCGTTGCCCGGCAGGTCGTCGTTTGGCAGCCAAGCCAGGGCCGCGGCGATGGCATCGCGCGTGCCCTTCGGGTCGCTGGGGCCGCGCCAGGTGCTGGTGGGCGCGTCCGCGAGGATCGAGTTGACCCGTACCTCGTCGGGCACGAGCTGCCAGGCGGCGTCCAGGAACGCCGCGCAACTGGCCTCGTCCACCACCGGCAGCCTGGACAGCGGCGTCTCCACCAGGCTGTCCTCCGGCCATTCATAGGGGCGGCCGGTGTCAGGGTGCACGGCATAGGCGACGAATTGCTGGCCGCGCGCCAGCAGCTCGAGGGGGTGGCGCTTGCGGCCAGCGAAGGGCGTGGCGGCGCGATAGACGAGCAGCCGCTTTGGGGCACGGCCAATGCGCAGGCAGGGCGTGTCACCCAGCATGGAGGTGGCGAGCTCAGCGATTTGGATGGCCAGCGCGCCGTCCAAGATATCGATGTCGATGCCCACCACGGCCCCGGTGGCGATGCCCACGCCGCAGCCCGGCCAGCGGCGCCAGATGTCCACCTCGAAGGATTTCGTCGGCCGGTCGCAGTGACGCGCCCAGTCGGGATAGGGTGACCATTCCCCGCCGGTGAAGCGCCCCGGCACCTTCGTGCCCGGCATGATGGGAATGACCGAGTACCCGTTATCGACCAGGCGCTCGCCGTAGTCCGCCATGAAGGAGGGCTGCGTCATGGCCGCCCTCCCACCGCGAACGGCGGCGCTGGATGACGACCCTGATCCAGCAGGCGCGCAAGCTGGTCCTGATAGGCGGTGATGATCACCTCCAGCAGCGTCAGCCATTCCGCCTCAGTCAGCACCGCGAGATCGGTCTTACCGATGCTCTCCAGGTACTCCCCCGCCATGGGGCTGGCCGCCGCTATGGCGGCAATCTCGTGCTCGTCGGGATCAATCACGCCCCACCTCCGACAGAGCGTATTCATGCAGCGCATGGAACAGGCCGGCAGCGGTTCGCTGGTCCGCACGCGCGGATCGAACCAACCGAAACCACGGGAGGTGCGGAGACGACAGGCGGCGCATCTCACACGAACCTCGCGGCGGCGATCTCGGTGTACTGGCCAGCAGGCCGCACCTGGATCGCGATGGGCCGCCGCAGCTGGTCCAGCTGGCGCAGCGCCTCGTCCACCGTCGCCGGAGGCGGCAGATTGCCGGCCCGCCGCCGCCACCAGCCCACCGCCTTGTCCCGCGGAAAGCCTGTATGCTCGAAGCAGACCCATTCGCTGTGCCGTGCGAGGCCGCACTCATAGGTGACGCGCAGCGACGCCGGCTTGCCGGGCTTGTCGTGGCGCGCATAGGTGACGCCAGTCACGTCGCACCAGGCCGCCTGGATCTGCGTCGAGAGCAGCGCGTTCGACGCCGCCTGCGGCGCCACCTTCACGACTGGCGGCGGGAACTCGTGGTCGCACTCGATGCAGTGCCGCGCGCTGGCATGGTTGATGGTCTGGCATTCCGGGCAGACCTTGATCGGCGCCTCGCCATCGCCGGCAGGTTCCTTCTTCCGGCCATCCACCGTGTCGATCGGGCCGTGCCGCGCCGTGTTGCCGGCGAAGTCCAGCACCAGGCAGTCATCCTTGCCCTCGGCCAGGCGCGTGCCGCGGCCGACCATCTGGACATAGAGGCCGACGCTCTTCGTGGGGCGCAGCAGCGCAATGAGATCGGTGCCAGGCGCGTCGAAGCCGGTGGTTAGGACATTCGCGTTGGTGACGCAGCGCAGCCGTCCTGCCTTGAAGGCGGCGAGGATGCCGTCGCGCTCAGGGCCGGGTGTATCGCCGGTCACCGTCTCGGCGGAAATGCCATGCTCGCGGATCGCGTCGCGGACATGGCGCGCATGTGCCACCCCCGAACAGAACACCAGCCAGGAGCCGCGCCCCTCACCATTCTGGACGATCTCGGCCACCGCGGCGCGGGTCACCTCGTCGCGGTCGACCGCCGCCTCGAGGTCCTTAGCGATGAATTCACCGCCGCGGGTGCCGACGCCACCGACGTCGAGCTGCGTCGAGGTCTGCTTGGGGACGACGGGGCAGAGATAGCCCTGCTGGATCATCTCCAGCACGGGCACCTCATAGGCGATGTCCGTGAACAGCCGATCCTTCCCCTCGTGCAGCATGCCGCTGTCGAGCCGATAGGGCGTGGCCGTGAAGCCGACCACCTTCAGCAGGCCCGCGTTGATCTCGTTCAGCTGCGCCAGGAAGGAGCGGTACATCCCGCTGTCGCCGCGGCCGAGCAGATGGGCTTCGTCGATCAGCACCAGGTCGCAACGCTGCACCTGACGTGCGTGGCGATGGATGGACTGGATACCGGCGAAGAGAATCTGCGCATGAATGTCGCGGCGCGACAGGCCCGCGGAGTAGATGCCGGCCGGCGCCTCCGGCCAGGCACGCAGCATGGCCATGAAGTTCTGCTGGATGAGCTCCTTCACGTGGGTGAGGATCAGCACGCGGGTGTCGCCATAGGCAGCGATGGCCTCACGCGTGAAGCCGGCGATGCACAGGCTCTTGCCTGTGCCGGTTGGCATCACGACCAGCGGGTTGCCGCTGCTGGCCGAGAAGTAGTCGTAGAGCGCCTCGATGGCGGCGCGCTGATAGGGGCGTAGGGAGAGGCTCAACGCTGTGGCCCTCCCATTGCGTCCTCAAGGAGCGGCGCGCAGCGCCGGCGCAGGTCGTGTCGCGGCGCCGAAAGCAGGCGCTGGGCGCGCAGCACGATCTGCCGCACGCGCTCCACCGTGATATTGAACGTTTGGCCGACCTCGTGGAGCTTTCGCGGCGCTTCGCCATCCAGGCCGAAATACATTCGAAGGACGCGCTGTTCCCGCGGGCGCAGGCTGGCCAGCGCGGCATCGAGCGCGCCGACGGCAGCGCTCATGGCGACCGCCCGCTCCGGATCGTAGGCGATGGAGGTTGTCGAGCTGCCGACGAGAGCCGGCAGATCCTCTGCGCTCACCTCCCGCGTGACCCGGTTCGTCGCGAGCGCGCGGCGCATGAAGGCTGCGGGGAATAGGTCCTCCGGCAGCGTGCGCAGCGTCTTCGAGATGGCGAGGATGCAACTGCGCCATTCTCCACCCTGGCGCAGCGGCGCGATCTTGAGGTTCAGGTAGTCACAAACGCGTTGATAGGAGACGCCGCTGTCACGGGCGAGCGCGGTGGCGTTATCACATCCTGCAGCGCGCATGGCCGTCAGCAGCGCATTGTTCTTGATGGTGACGATCACCAGGAGATCGCGGCTCATGCGGCAACTCCCATCGCCACTGCGTCCACCTTGCTGAGCCAGCGACCGCCCATCTCGCAGCCGGTGCAGATGAGCTCAGCGATATGCGGCCCCTTGCCGGGCCCGACGCGATAGATCGTGCTTCGGCAGATCCGGCATGGCAGGTGCGAGACGATGTCGGGCGGGCTCGCGGCTGGCACGCCGTCACGCCATTCGGTGCCGTCCGGCAGCCGATAGCTGACCCAATCCTCGCCAGCGTCGACCTGCTCGGCGGCCACGAAGTCCGGGAGATAGAGGTGCGCCGCGCAGCCAGCCTCCTGCTCACGCCGCCCGAGGGGGGCGCCGTGTCGGGAGCAATGCCAGTCGCCACCCTGCGCGGGCGAGGCGTGCAGGCAGGACCGGCAATGCCGCTCAGGTGCCGCGCCAGCATGGCAGACGGCGTGGTGGTCGCAGAAGCGGCACTGCCACCAAGCCGGGTCCTGGCTGATGCGGGCCGGCGGCCGGGCGGCGCCGATGATGCGCTCGGCCTTGGCCAGGATGCGCAGCCCGGCCTCGGCATCGTGGCGGATGCGCTCCTGGTAGAGCTCGTCTGTGTCCTTGCAGACCGCCAAATAGAAGGCCCGATCGAGGCCGGCGAGCTGCATGTACGCCTGCATCTGCGCCCAGTGCAGCGGCTTGGAGGCGGCGACGCCATCGGCCTTCAGCTTGGCGAAGGACTTGGCGCTGTGGGTCTTGAATTCGCAGACGTGCCAGGTGGTCGGTGCCTCGGGCAGCCCGATTGCCACCGCATCCATGCTCCCGCCGAAGTGGCCGGAGGCATCGCGCAGGTTCCACTGCCGCCCCGTCGCGGGATCCAGATCCAGGACCGTCACGCCGATGCGGCGCAGGTCGGCGACGAAGCGGGCCTCGGCCAGATTGCCGGTGTCGAACAGCCGCAGCAG